AATGTTTGCCCAATCCACAGGGTACAACACAAAACCACTTGCAGGGTATTCAGCCAGCACGGCTTGCAACATGGCAAATCGGAATGTATCCAAGCCAGTCGCCAAGGTTGTGGCCGCGCCAGTTGGCACTGCATACACTGAGGCTTGTGGGATGATGCCGTGCAAGTTTTGGCCAGTGCCATCACCATTTAAAAGCTGACGCTCTTCAACCAACTTCAAGCCATAGCGCAAACGGCCATCAATGTATGAGCGCAATTGGCTGGCATCATCCAAGATTTGACGCGATGCTTTCATGTAGTGAGCAATCACTTTCGCGCTGGTATCAACCATGTCGAATTTGATGTCAGATTCAGGCTTTTTAGCCAATTCAGCCACAGTAGCAGCGTTATTGGTGAATCCAGTTTCACGAACATACTGCAAAGCATTGCCATCCATTTGGCCCTGTAACAACAGGTCGCGGATGGTCAATTTTTGGTCAGGCGGGGCGATAATACCAGCCAAGCGAGTAGGCTCAACCATTGCCCCAGCAGAGCCAGCAGCGTTGGTTGTGGCGCTATTGATGGTAGCCTTGACTTCCATTGAGAAGCGTCCACGTCCACCAGCAGACTTGATGCCTTCAAATTTATCATCAACAAATTGCTGACCAAGTGATTTGATTTCTTGCGGCTTATCATCACCACGACGTGCTGCTTTTTGCTCCAACTCTTGAACCTGCGCTGCCAATTCGTTCATTTTTGTTAAAGCCTCATCAGCAGATTGCTTAGCACCAGCACTGATGGTGTCATTGTGAGCGGCTTTGCCTTTAAATTCCTCGGCAATTGCTTTCACGCCGTCAATTTGAGTGCGAAATTCTTGCGCGAGTTGGTCAATTGTTACTTCAGACATAATTTGTACCTTTTAAAATGTTTAATGCGTTTTGAATTGATTTCGCCTCGGGTGCTGAATCGCTCAGCAATTTACGCAAGCCATGACCAGCGATTGCCGTGGCTTGGGATTTTGAGAAGCCAGCCTCGCGCAGGAACTTTTCAAACTCAGGTAATGTGGGTAACTCGCCAGCATCAAGGCGTGATTTCACGGCCTCAATGCGCGTTTCAGGATTTGCAGGGAATGTGACAATGGACACTTCACGAAGCGACAACTTAATTAAGTCAGTTACTTCCTCATCTACGTTGTAAAGATATTCTTTGACGCGATAGCCAATAGATAGGCCATCAATCACCCCTGCTTTCATTAGTGCGTGGGTTTGCCTGGCTCGTGGCACATCATCAATCAGCAGGCGACCCTCAACAAACAAACCTTTATCGTCTTCCTGCATCTTTGTGTAAACGCCGATTGGGTCGGATGGGTCGTGATTCCACAGAATGGGCGGCATTTTGCCCTTGGCTTCCCATTCGCTAATGGATTCAACAAATGCACCTTTGCGCACGATGTCGCCATAACTGTCTACATTATCAAACACAGACGCGTAGCCACTAAAAAGGCCATCATCACTGACGGCCTTAATTTCAAAACTCAAATCTTTTTTATTCACTTTGCTCCCCTATTTTGTCGATAGTGGTCATATTCAGTTGGATTGTTAAATCATCACCACCATCAACTCGCGGCAAATCTTCAAGTTCTCGCACATTGTTTCGGCTCATTACGCCGTTTTGCAGCATGGTTGTGTAAAACTGAGACCGCGCCTGACTGTCTGCTCGCAGCAAGCCCTCCACACTGAACCGTGGCTTGTATTTCAAGCGCTCAGTAGGGGTGAGTAGCTTACGGGCAATCAATTGCTCTAAGCGCACCAAATCAGGTCGCAATGAGTAGGTGAGGAATGCCATATTGGTCTGCTCAAGACTTGAAGCCCATGAACTGGCTTTATCGGTGTGTCCTATTAACTGCGGCGGCACGTTAAACGCTCGGCAAATTTCCTCAATGCCAAAGTATCGGCTTTCGAGCAATTGGGCGTCTTGTGGATTGATGCGATTGGCTGCTACATAATCCATACCAGCCTCAAGCACCATATTTTTGCCAGTGTTTTCAGGCTTGCTAAATTCAGCCATGCTCAGCTTTAACCGTGTGCGCTGCGCATCATCAAGCGTTCTTTCGCCCGTTTTCAGAAATCCACCCGCTTTTAAGCCGTTTTTAAACTCATTTTGTGCGGTTTTATTGGCATCAATCTGGAATCCAAGCGTATCAGCAGCATAAGCAATCGTGCTCAAGCCGCGTATGCCGTCCAAAGAAAAGCCTTTAAAGTGGAATATTTCATCCTCTGAAAACACCTCTTTGACACCATTTGTGGTGTATTCATAGCGCAAACTGCCATCATTCATTCGCTCAACCACCATTCCATCCACATCTAGTGGCTCAAGTGATATGACGCGATTGCCGCTGCGAACAATGAGGCTGTACGAATTGCCGCGCAAATCCTTATTTGCAATTACTGCTTGCCAGTATTCAATGGCACTCATGTTTGCATTAGGTTTATCGTGCAAAATGGCATACAGCGGGTGGTCAGATGCCACCTCTTTCTTGTCGTCATACAAGTGCAGCGGCAAGCTGGCAATGGTCTCGCTTCGTAAGCGTACACATGCCATGACTGACGACAATTTTAGTGCGGTGCTGTGATTTACCACCGAACCGCTAAGTGTTGATGATGTGTCATCAGAATATGAGCGCTCCCCCTTGTGCTGGTAGGTGCGCCCGCTTAAGCGCGTCCAAAAGCGCGTCCAGAATCCAGCGTCTTGTAGTGTGCTCATGCGATAATTATGTTCTCTAAGTAGTTGTCTAGATCGAGTTGTGCGTCAATCACATCGCGTGACGCAATACCCATTGCCATTGCAAGCGCAACCAGCGGGTCAATGCGACCTGTGGCTTTGGATTTCTCAAACTTGCGATTGTTGGCAGGGTCTGAAACCACGCGGCCATTGTGGACACTCATGTTTAAGACGGGATTGTTATCGTGTTTAAATCGGTCGTTAAGGATTGCTTCTTCTAACGCCTCAATACCCACGGTCGAATCTTTGAAGCCTTGCCCCCAATCAACCAAAGGCAATTCAATGCCATCAAGCGCTTTCTTAAACACATCCATGCGCCAACGGTCGTACGCAATTGCTTTGATGTTGTACTCAGCGCACAGGTCAGTGATTCGCTCGGCCACCAAATCGTAGGCAATTGTTGTTCCTGGCACTGCGGTTAAGTACCCCTCACGCGCCCAAATGTCGTATGGTGCGCGGTCTTGCTTTGCTCTGTCGCCGATTGTTGATGCAGGTGTCCATGATTCTACTTTGCAGTACCACACACCATCTGCGCCACGGGCAACCATTGCAAACGCGGTCAAGTCATTGCGTGATGACAAGTCTAGCCCTGCGTACACGTCGCCATACTCAAAGGCATCGTATGCGGCTTCGCTTTCGCCATAATCCAAAGCACACTTTTTCCATTCAATAATCGGAATGAATGGCGCAATCGGATTTACACGCATGTTTAGGTTCAAATTCATGAATGTGTTTTGAAATGATGGCATACGCGCTGCTTTTTCTGCCAATTTCCGCATATCTTCCAAGCTTCTGAACTCGCCCAGTGCTGGGTTTGATGCCTTCCACGCCTCCATGCTGCAAACATCACAATTCTCAGGCGCGCTATAAACATGGCAAACCGTGTGTTTATCGCCTGATTCTTTTGCGTCATCAATCAGGATTGATAACAAATCATCATCTTTTGGTGCTTGTGTGCTGATATTCACCATCAGTGGCGATGAGTGCGCACCCTGCGATGTCACTAATGCATCGTAAAAATCATTCTGTGAGCCGCGAACCTGTCCGACTTCGTCAAAAATAATCAGTACGGGCGACAAACCTTGCGCGGTAGCTCCGTCAGCAGCGATGGCCTTGTACTCCACATTCATGGGTAAGCCGATTAACTGCTTGGAAGATGGAATCACGCGAATGATTTTTGAGAGCTTCTCATTTTGCATCACCATTTTGTGTGCAAGCTTGAAAACCAAGGCAGCCTGCTCGCGGCTCTTTGCACCTGACACAATTTGTGAGTTTTGCACTGCCATTGGCCCAACCAAATGAGCCAGCAGCAACGATGCAATCAGCGCGCTTTTACCATTCTTGCGGCCAATACTCAGGATTGCGTTGTGTGTTTTGTGTGGATTGTCATACACATCACGAATGAACTGCTTTTGAAACTCCATCAATTTTATGGGCTGACCAACTAATGCACCCTCTGGCACTTTCAAGCACTCAATGAATGCAATTATCTGTTCTGCTTTAGTCATATCAATTCACCATCGGTCGAGCGATGAAGTCATCAAGTGTTGGGTCTTTTGCTGCCAGTGTGTTTTCAGCATCACGCTGTTTGGTTGCACGCTTTGCTGCATCTTCTGATTTACCCACCGTAGCCTCGGCATGGACATGCAATTTGGTAGATAAACTAGTTGCTAGTCGCGTTAGCTTTTCCAGTCGACTGAATGCAGGGTTGTCAATTTGGGTGCCCTTTTCATTTACAACTGTCATGCCTTTTTCTGCAATCTCTAAATGGCTTTCTTCAATCTGCCACATTAGCTTTGCAAGATTCCAAGCATGAAGTAAATCAACATCTGTCCAATCCTCTCGCGCGCGCGCACGCGTGATAGCAGCCCAGTAGACCTGCTCTGCGTCGTTTAATGGCTTGGGTGATGGTATTTGCTTCTGTGCGGAATTAAACGCCACTACAGCCGCCGTAGCGCTGTCTGAGCGTTGACGTTTTGCTGTCATGGTCAATTTTCCTTGGGATTTTTTCGGTTAGCGTTACTTCGAAGCTTCACGGGCGGTGTTGAGGGGTAAAAATGTTAAACTCTATCACCACCCCAACCTACATAGATTTAAACTAATTAAGATTGCATCACCTAATCAGCTTTATTTATCACTGTGTAATCACTACAGCACAAGACACATCTACTTGCCTTGTACTTTATTGACTACTTCAATACAACATCAACACTCACATCATTAGCAATAAAATCAAAATGGATGGCTTCTATATTCATCCGACTTTCATAGCTTGGCGCTTCTCGCTGCTTGCTGCGTATTAACTCCATGATTGCTAACTCTAACTCTCGAGCAGCAACTTGTGGGCTGTATGCCACACTCCGCTCTCGCTCTCGCTCCATTGGTGTTGGTGGTGAGTGTGGTCGTGCGAATGGCGGGTTAAATCTGTACATTCTCATAATCACTCACTCCTCAATTGGATATCCATCAGCACCAATCTGCACTGACTTGACCTGTCTCTTTTCTTCTCGTTGCTTTGTACTGTCATGATGAAGCTTGCATAGTGCTTGCCAGTTACTCTCATCCCAGAACAAATCCTGATTGCCACCATGCTTTACGATGTGGTCTACAACAGTAGCTGCTTCTGTCCTGCCTTGCTTTATGCAGTACACACACAACGGATTCGATTGCAGATACCTTGCACGGGCTTTGCGCCACTGGTATGTGTAGCCTCGCTCAGTACTGCTGCGTCTATCAGTGCGCCATGATGCCGCCATTACCTAGCCTTTTATTCATCAGTTTGCTTGAGATTAAATCCATCAATACACTTACGGCCTGCTCATTCAGCATCTCATTGTGTGCCATCTCCTTGAGCTTGCCAACTTCCACGCCCATAGCGCTGGCAAATGGATACATAATTTCAGGCGCAAACTCAACCAATGTCTGTACTGTATTTAATGTGATTTTTCCCGATTTAATTACAGTTGAAATTGCAGCACTTAGATATTGCTCATCACTTCTCATGTCATCAATATTCATTTAATCTCCATTACTGCGGCCTTGGCCTGCTTGTTCATCTCATCTTGAACAATAGCACGCACAGCATTGGGCAGGTCAATCTGAATAAAATCATCTAGCACTTGCTTTAACTCGCTTGCATCAAGCTCCATACTCAGTTCTGCATTAGCCATATCTTGCCCTTTGCTATCGTCATTCATTGCTGAGAATCGGTAATGGCCACTATTCATACCCTTAGCACCGCCAAACCTCATTGACTCGTCCGCATGGTATTGAATGGTCACGATGCCGTCTTTCACTTCCATACTGATTACGTTATCCCCAAGCGCATTGCCTTGGCTATCACATGGCACAATCACAGTGCCGTGATTTGGATAGTGCTTTGTCGTTAATCCAAGCTTCATTTGATTTCACTCCACTTCTTCAACGGACACGCCTCAGTCGCATACTCAATCTTCTTGAGTATCTTGCAACCGCACTCTAAGCAGCGATCGTCGCTGAGTATCGTTGCTGGAGATGGCATTCCATTCTTGCGGCTCACTTGGTCGCACTGCTCGCATATCAAATAGCGCTCTTTCTGTTGTTCTTGTGTTGCGATTACTTGCTCACCTATCAGTGCAGCTTTGACCACCTTGCCTGCCGACTGAATGAAATGCTTGGCATCGCGCGCCATTCGCTTTTGTTCGCATGTTTGACAGCCCATTAGTGCACCTCGTTTGCATAGAATGGCTTGGGAAATTCCATGCCCATTTCATCGAATGATTTCTTTGTGAGCGCGATTGTGTCCAAAATCAACTCAAGCGCTCTTTCATGCGTTTCTGCATAATCGGCAACATTTGGCAACTCTTTTACTGTGGCTTCATACAGCCACTCGCCATCAAACATCGCATAAGTGATGTATATCGTGTAGTTGCGTGGGTTGAATTCCATCACTTAACCTTTCTCAACAGCATCACAAGCCACAACAGAAATGCCCACAATTGTTTTAGGCTTTGTTTGCGCTCATTCATTGAACATCTCACCAATTGATAAATCAATCTCGTGCCGAGTAAGTCTTGAGCCTTGTCTTATCTTGCTGCTAACTTGCTCTCGCATCTTTTCAAAATTCTCACGAAGCTTATCTGCCTCAGTGCCTGCCTGTTTGATTTCTTCGTATGATGTGTCGAACATCTATTCAAATGCATCGGACCATTTTTTATCATTGCTCATTGAATCACTCGCTCAGGCATCATCTTGATAATCGCATCACGCGTCAGCACTACTTTTGACCAATCGTGAAAGTATTGAAACGTGAACTCGTCACCATCAATCTTTAAGCACTTGGCCGCATTGCCGCTTGGCAGTATCAATTGAGTGCCGATGCGCATGTTTAATTGTCTGCGTTGCATATTTAACGCCCATGAAAAACCCCGCCACTTGGACGGGTTCAATATCTTTAAATTTTCGCGCTTCTTCGACATATCTGTGTGATATGTACACGCTGTAAGCATAATTCACTTGCAAGGTGCAAGGCACGACTCGAACGTGCGCCCGACTTGCGGCATTAGTTTGCATTGCTAATGATTGCTGCTCTTAC